AGGGAATGAATTAGATTCTGGTGTAGGTGTTAATGAAACTAAATCAGAATTAAAAAAAGAAGTTACAAGTGAAAATAAATCTTCTTTAACATTTGGAAAATAATTATGGGATCTAATAGTTCTAGTAGTGGAGGAGGTGGTGGATCAAATAGATACGAACCACCAAAGAAAAAAAATCCAGTAGTAGAATTTGTAAAAGGTGGTGGAATAACAGGAGCTGTTATTAGAGGTATTAAAAAAGGTGCTGCAGAAAGTAAAGCAAAAAAAGAAGCGAATGTAGAAATGGGTTTAGGTACAGACAGAATGTCTAACTATAGCACAGGTCAAGGTGGTACAAGATCAGATGGTGGTAATAGCAATGTAGGTGCAGCAACATCAAGTGGTATGGTTGTACAAGCACCAAAAGTAACATCACCAACAACTGCAGAAGTTTCTCAAGTAACCTCAGAAGAAGCAATAGCTTCAGCAAATGAATTAATTAAAAAAAGAAGAAGAGGAAGAGGAAGATCTTTAAGTATGTTACAAACTTCATCACAAGGTTTAGATAACAAAGGTTTGACTTTGGGTAAACCAACTCTATTAGGATAATATGGCACAAACAGATTTAACAAAAAAATTATTAAAAAGATTTGATCGTTTAAAATCAAACAGACAAAATTGGGAAAGTCATTGGCAAGAAGTTGCAGACTATATGCAACCAAGAAAAGCTGATGTTACTAAAACAAGATCTAAAGGTGATAAGAGAACAGAATTAGTTTTTGATTCTTCTCCAATGCAAGCAGTAGAATTATTAGCTGCATCACTTCATGGTATGTTGACGAACCCTGCTACTCCTTGGTTCTCATTAAAATTCAAAGGTACAGATTTAGAAAATGATGACGATGCTAAAGCATGGTTAGAAGAAGCTACAGAAGTTATGTACACAGCATTTAATAGATCTAACTTCCAACAAGAAATATTTGAACTGTATCACGATCTAATTACATTTGGTACAGCAGCAATGTTTATCGAAGAAGATGAAGAAGATATTTTAAAATTCTCTACAAGACATATTAATGAAATGTATATTTCAGAAAATGACAAAGGTAGAATAGATACAATCTTTAGAAAGTTTAGATTAACAGCTAGAGCTGCAATACAAAAGTTTGGTGCTAATGTTTCTAATAATATTGTAACTACACATAGAAAAGATCCATACGAAGAAATAGATATTATTCATGCAGTATATCCAAGATCAGACTTTGATCCTAAGAAACAAGATAAAAGCAATATGCCTTTTGAATCTGTTTACTTTGAAGCAGGAACAGGTGATGAATTATCTGTATCTGGATTTAGAGAGTTTCCATTTGTAGTACCAAGATACTTAAAAGCATCACACGAAATTTATGGTAGATCTCCAGCAATGACAGCTTTGCCAGACGTTAAGATGCTAAATGAAATGTCTAAGACTACAATTAAGTCTGCACAGAAACAAGTTGATCCACCTTTACTTGTTCCAGATGATGGATTTATTTTACCAGTAAGAACAGTTCCTGGTGGATTAAACTTCTACAGAGCAGGAACTAGAGATAGAATTGAAACTTTAAACATTGGTGCGAACACTCCATTAGGTTTAAACATGGAAGAGCAAAGAAGAAACTCAATTAGAAATGCTTTCTATGTAAACCAACTAATGATGCAGAATGGTCCACAAATGACAGCAACAGAAGTTATCCAACGTAATGAAGAGAAGATGAGATTGCTTGGTCCAGTTCTTGGTAGACTTCAGTCTGAATTATTAAAACCATTAATTGATAGAGCATTCTCTTTGATACTTAGAAAAAATTTATTCCCACAAGCACCAGACTTCTTAGCTGGTCAAGATGTAGAAATTGAATATGTATCACCTCTTGCTAAAGCACAAAAGTCTACAGAGTTACAATCTATTATGAGAGGTATAGAAATATTAGGATCATTAGCAAATGTTGCTCCAGTATTCGATCATGTTAATATGGATAAACTTGTTAAACATTTAATGGATGTTGTAGGTGTTCCACAAAAAGTTTTAAAATCTAGTTCAGAGGTTCAAGCAGATAGACAAGCTGCACAAGAACAACAAGCACAACAACAACAAATGGCACAGATGCAACAATTAGCTGAAACTGCTGGAGCTGCTGCACCAATGGCAAAAGCATTACCAGATGAAGCTAGAGCATTAATTAACGCAGAGGAATAATAAAACCATAGAAAGGATCTTATGCAAGATGAAAAAGCTGTACACGAGTACATTAAAAAATTAAGAGATAATTATCAATTTATTTTTGAATCAGATGAAGGCAAAGAAGTTTTATCTGATCTAGAAAAAAGATGTCACTTTTATTCTACTACTAACATTAAAGGAGATAGTCATGAGAGTGCATACATGGAGGGTCAACGTAGCATCCTTCTATTTATTAAACAAATGCTACAAAAGGAAAAGGATAAATAACCATGTCAGAAGAACAGACAACTCAAGTAACTGAGCCTGTAGAAACGACACAAACTACAGCACCTGTTGCACCAACTATTGCAACAACTAATACTTCTACTCCAGCAACTTGGAAAGAAACTATTAGCGAGGAATTTAGAACTAACCCTAACATAGAAAAGTTTACAGAGATTGATGCTCTAGCTAAAAGCTACATCAATGCTGTATCTATGATTGGTCAAGATAAAGTTCCTGTACCAAATCAAAACTCAACAGAAGATCAATGGAATGAAGTATATTCTAAATTAGGTAGACCAGAATCTCCAGATAAATATAAGCTGGAAGTTAATTCTGATGTAGTTCCATTAGATGAATCTGCTGTTAAATCTTTTGCAGAGAATGCTCACAAGCTAGGTTTAAATAATAAACAAGCTCAAGGTATCTTAGAGTATTATAAAAACTCTATGGAAGGATCTGCACAACAAGCACAAATTGATACTGAAACTTATCAAGCTCAAGCAGAACAAGAGCTTAGAAAAGAATGGGGTAGATCATTTGATGAGAATATAAAAAAAGCTGGAGCAGTTGCTAAAGCTAATATGGATGCAGAAATATTAGATCTAACTTTATCTGATGGTAGAAGATTAGGAGATCATCCTGCAATCATAAAAGGTTTTGCAAACATTGCTAATCTTATGTCAGAAGATAAAATGATTGGTACTGGAGAAGATAATGCAACATCTGGTAGAGACATTGAAACTGAAATAAGTTCACTTGTTAATGACAGGGATGGTCCATATTGGAATAAGATGCACCCAGATCATGATAAAGTAGTACAACAAGTATTTACTTTAAGAACAATGATGAACGAATAATATTATGAATGACAAGGAGATTAGGTTAGAAATATTAAGAACAGTTTTAGAAAGTGGATCTGAAAATATTAAATCTAATCCCTTGCCAAAGTGTGAAGAATATTATAAATGGATTTCTATGGAGAATGAAAGTTCTCCTAAGAAAAGTAAGATAACTCGAAAGATAAGCTCTGCGAACCTTACTGACAACAAGGAATAGACTTGTAGTCTAAAAGACTTTAAATCCAAGAGAAGCCAGAATTTCTGAGAACGTCTCTGTTTTGTTTAACATTAACTTAACATATAGGAGACATATTATGTCAACTGAAATAACAAAAGCATTTGTAGAACAATATAGTTCTAACATACAAATGTTATCACAACAAAAGGGTTCTATTCTTAGAGATAAAGTAAGATTAGAATCTGTTACAGGAAAGAATGCTTTCTTTGACCAAATTGGTTCTGTAACTGCAACTGCTAGAACTGTAAGACACAGCGACACTCCACAAGCAGATACTCCTCACTCAAGAAGAAGAGTTTCATTAGCTGACTACGAGTTTGCTGATCTTATTGATGATCTAGATAAAGTAAGAATGCTTGTAGATCCAACTTCTTCTTATGCAATGGCTGCTGCTTATGCAATGGGAAGAGCTATGGATGATGCAATCATCGCTGCTGCTTTAGGTTCATCTGACACAGGTGTAGCTGGTGGTACTGCTGTTGCTTTACCTGCTGGTCAAAAAATCGTTGAATCTGGAACTGCTGGTTTAACTATCGCTAAATTAAGAGAAGCGAAAGAAATCATAGATCTAGCTGACGTTGATCCTTCACTACCGAGACACATCATTGTATCTCCAAAACAAATCACTGATTTGTTAGGAACTACTGAAGTGACTAGCTCTGACTTTAATACAGTTAAAGCTCTTGCTCAAGGTGATATTAACTCATTTATGGGTTTCAACTTCTGTGTATCTAACAGACTAGCAATTGATACTAGCAAAAGAAAATGTATCGCCTACGTACAAGATGGTGTTGCATTAGCTGTTGGTAAAGATTCAACTGCTAGAATCGATGAGAGATCTGATAAAGGTTACGCAACTCAAGTTTACTATTCTGCTGCATTCGGTGCGACTAGAATGGAAGAAGCTAAAGTTGTAGAAGTACAAGCTCACGAAGCATAATTTTAATGCTACTTTGATGGGGGGAGCAATCCCCTCATCTTCAATATGAAAACGATAAAAGATCTAGAAACTGTAATACACTTCAAAAAAGGTAACTATGTTTATAGATACGTTCTTGTAGATAGGTTTCAAAACGATGGTAAAAATCATTATGGTTTTGACGCAAAACAAGGTAAGACAATAGAAGAACTTTACGAATTAAAAAAGAATAGACAGATACGTAGAAAGTATATTATAAGGAAGTGATATGGCATCAGTAGTAGACATTTGTAATGGAGCATTAAATCAACTAGGTGCGTCAACTATACTTACACTTACAGAAGATTCAAAAAACGCAAGACTTTGCAACGCAAGATATACACAAGTTAGAGATAGTTTATTTAGATCTCATCCTTGGAATTGTTTAATTAAAAGAGTTGAACTTGCAAGAGATACTGAAGTTCCTTCTTGGGGTTTCTCATATCAATTTACATTACCTGCTGATTGTTTAAGAGTTCTTACAATTTTAAATTATGATTATGATTATAAAGTTGAAGGTAGAAAAATTTTAGCAAATCATGGAACAGTTAAGATTCAATATGTTGCAAGAATAGATGATGCAAATCAATATGATGAATTATTAAGAGAAACTATTTCTGCAGCTTTAGCTGCTGACATTGCTTATGCTGTAACAAGTTCTAATCCAACAGCAGCAAATATGTATGAACTATTTCAAAGTAAATTAAAAGAAGCAAGATTTGTAGATGCTACTGAAGGTTACAATACCAATCCAGATAATGGTCAATCAGATGTGATTGGTGCATCTTCATTTATAAACTCAAGGTACTAACCTATGGCTAGAGTTGCTGTTGAATTAACAAACTTTACAGGTGGTGAGCTATCGCCAAGATTAGATGGTAGAAACGATATAGCTAAATATAATTCTGGTTGCAAAACTTTAGAGAACATGATTGTCTATCCACATGGTTCGGCATCAAGAAGATCTGGTACACAGTTTGTTGCAGAAGTAAAAGATAGCACAAAAAAAACTAGATTAATTTCTTTTGAATTTTCAACAGTACAAACTTACATATTAGAATTTGGTGATCAGTACATTAGATTTTATAAAGACAATGGAGTTATATTAGATGGTGGTTCACCATACGAAATTAGTTCACCTTATTTAGAAGCAGAACTATTTGATATTAAGTTTGCTCAATCTGCAGACACTATGTACATTTGTCATCCAAATCATAATCCTAGAAAACTAACTAGAACTGGTCATACTAACTGGACATTGGTTGATGATGTTATAATTAATGGACCATTCATGGATCACAATGTAGAGACAACTACTTTAACTCCATCACATAAAACTGTTGGAGCAACTTCAACTGTAACTGCAAGTGCTGTAACAGGTATTAATAGTAATCAAGGATTTTTATCTACAGATGTTGGTAGACTACTTCACATTAAAGATGGTCATTTAAAAATAACAAGTGTTACTTCTACTACTGTTGTAGTTGGAACAGTAATTGTAGACTTAGGAATTACTACTCCTATTACAGATTTTGCACTAGGATCATTTAGTGATACTACAGGTTATCCTGCTTGTGTAACTTTTTTTGAACAACGATTAGTATTTGCAGGAACTACTGCTCAACCTCAAACTTTATTTTTTTCAAGATCAGCAGACTACGAAAACTTTGATGATCAATATCACGAAACTGTAGCTGATGATGATGCTATTGTTTATACAATCGCTTCTAACCAAGTTAATGCAATTAGATTCTTAACAGCAACTAGAACATTAATTATAGGTACAGCAGGGGGTGAATTTGCAGTTAATGGTGGTGGTACAGGCGAAGCTATTACTCCAACAAATATTTTAATTAACAAACAATCAAATCATGGTGCAGCAAATGTAGATGGTATTGCTGTAGGTAACGCAACATTATTTTTACAACGTGCTAAAAGAAAAATTAGAGAACTAGCTTACAACTTTGATGTTGATGGTTATGTTGCTCCAGATTTAACAATCCTTGCCGAACACGTTACTGAATCTGGTATTACACAAATGGCATACCAGGAAGAACCTAATAGTATTGTATGGTGTGTTAGAACTGATGGTCAACTTTTAGGTTTTACTTATCAAAGAGAACAACAAGTTACTGCTTGGCACAGACATATTTTTGGTGGATCATTTGGTAGTGGCAATGCTGTAGTTGAAAATGTTGAAGTATTACCAACAGATGATTCTGAATATCAAGTATGGGTTATAGTTAAAAGAACTATTGATGGTGCAACAAAAAGATATGTAGAGTATTTACACAATCAAGACTTTGATGAAACAGATGATACTTCATTTAATTATTTAGATTCTCAATTAGCTTATGATGGATCTGCAACAACAACTATATCTGGCTTAGATCATTTAGAAGGTGAAGAAGTTTCTATACTTGCAGATGGTGCAACACATCCAAATAAAACTGTAAGCTCTGGTGCAATTACTTTAGATAGATCTTCAACTAAAGTTAAAGTTGGTTTACCTTATGTTTCATTATTACAAACAATGAGAATAGATGCTGGTTCACAAAATGGTACATCACAAAGTAAGACTAAAAGAATTTATGAAATCACTGCTAGACTTTACGAAAGTATTGGTATTGAGATTGGTCCAGATCTAGACAACATGGAACGAATACCATTTAGATCTTCAGCTAACTTAATGGATAGTGGAGTTAATGTATTTACTGGGGATAAAGATATAGAATTTAGAGGTAACTATGAAACAGATGGTTTTATATTTGTTAGACAAAATCAACCTTTACCTTTAACTGTTTTATCGTTATACCCTAGATTAGTTACAAATGATGGATAGAATACTAGATATAGTACCCTACAAAGGTGAGCATGGTGCATACATTATGAAACAACAAATGAACCATCAGTTGATGGATAAAGATATGGAATTTGAAGGAGACGCAAACAACTTGGTACAAGATAATTTAGCATTCACAGGATTAGTAAATGGCAAACCAATCTTTGCTGCAGGTATGAAATTAATTTGGAGTGGTGTTGCAGAAGGTTGGGTGTTGGCTACTAAAGAAGTTTGGGATCATCCATTACTTGTAGCAAGAGCTATTAAGAAAGACTTTGCAAGAATTGCTAAAGAAAATAATATCAATAGAGTTCAAACTGCTGTAAGAGCAAACTATACAACTGGCTTAAAATTTGCTAAATGGTTAGGATTACAGGAAGAAGGATTAATGAGAAAATTTGGTTTTGATGGTACAGATCAATATATGTATGCGAGGGTATTCTAATGGGTTGGGTATCAGCAGTAGCACCAGCATTAACAACAGCAGCTCCTTATATATCTGCTGGAACATCTGTACTTTCAGCAAGACAAGCATCTGCAGCAGGTAAATATAATCAAGCTGTACAAAATAGAAATGCTCAAGTTGCAGAACAAGAAGCTCAACAAATAGAAAATCAAAAAGAATTTGATATTGCAAAATTCGATCAACAATTTACACAATTACAGGGTCAAACAAAAACAAGAATATTATTTTCTGGAGCAGAACTTTCTGGTTCTGGAATGAGAGTTTTAAGAAATAATGCCGAACAGGCAGAAATAGAAAAAGATATTATAGATTATAATGCTAAAATTGGTCAAGCAAGAAAATTTGAAGAAGCAAGTTTCTCAAGAATGCAAGGTGTTATTGCTAGAAACCAAGCAAAATCTGCTGAGCTTGGATATTATGCACAAGCAGGTACAAGTTTATTGAAAGCATTTGGAGATTAATATGCCAAAAATTCCTACATTCTCAGCTCAAGGTAGATTAACTTCTGAAACATCTGGTGTCAAAACTGGTATTCAAATATCTCCTATTGCTACTCCTGCTGGATCAATAATTCCATCTTTAAATGCTTTAACAGATTATTCAATTAAAAAAAGAGATACTGTTGAAAAAGTAGAAGCAGCAAAAAAAGTTTTTGAAATAAAAGGTGAGCTTGATAAATATTTAGAATCAGAAAAAGAAAATATTAATGATGAAGATGCAATTAATAATTTTAAAACAAAATATAATAATTACATTAATCAACAATTAGTTGGAGTTAAAAACTCAAGAGTAAAAAAAAGAATACAACAAAACTTAGATTTAGAATATTCAGAATACGTTTACAATATAAAAAGTAATTCTTATAAAGCATTAGAAACTGAAAGTTTAACAAATATTAATAATGATATAAATTCATTATCTGGAAAATACGCAACATCAGATAATCCAATATTAAAAGTAAAATATAAAACTCAAGCAAAAAATAAAATTATAGAATTTGCTAAAGATTTTGATTTACCAAAAAATGTATTAGATAAAAAATTAGAAGCTGTTGATAGAGATTTTTTATTAGCAGATATACAAGTGTTTGCAGGTAAAATAAATGGTGCTGATGAAATTAAAAATTTAGATGACAATTTAAATGGAACTAAATTTTTAAATGATGAAGATTTTTCAAGTGGAGTTTACAATGGTTATCTTCAATCAATATCTGAAATAACAGTTAAAGGTGATGAAAATTCTGATTATAATAGAGCAGTAGAACTAATAGACGAATTAAAAAATTTTGAAAGATCAAATGGTTATAAGGTTAAAACAGGTGAAATATCAATTAAAATTGATGACTTAGAGCAAAAAATATTAACAGAACAAATTCAACATGACAATTTAATTGAGAAACAAGGTGATAATGAAATTTTTTCTAATTACTCTGAAGATTTACAAAGAGCTTTAACTAAAAGTATTACAGACAAAGGTATTGGTGTACCAGCAGAATTTAAAGATGAATTAGCAGCAGCTGAAATAGAAACTGAATATAGAGAAACTATTCAAAATTATTTAATTGCTAATCCAGATGATGGATTAGAGGAGAAAAAAGAATTTGCTAGATCATTAACTTATTCTTTAAAAAATGTTTATGAAAATAGAAAAATACAAAATGTTATTAATAATAAATTAGAAAAGAATATTTTTGACATACAGTTTGAGTATCAAAAAACTATTAATGATATGGCTTTATTATATGAAAATAAATTAGATACACAAATTTTAAAACAATATAAAACTTTAGCAAAAATAAATGGTTTTACAATTCAAGTAGATGGTAAAAAAGAAGGTGATGTAAAAGCGTTTATGAGTGAATATTTACCGATACTTAAATCTCAAATAAGAGCTACAACAATAGGAGAATAATATGTCATCTGAGTTTTCTCCAGAAGTATTAAAACTTCTTAATGAAACAAATATAGAAACTAAAAAAATTAAACCAATTAATTCTGGTTTAGTTAAAGAACCAGATGAGCAAGATGCAAATCATTGGAAAATATTAGAAGATATAGCTTTATCTGCACCACAAGGTATTGTTAATGCAATAGAAGAACAAGGTGATTTTATAGATGAAAATATAGTTTCTCTTGGTGGACTAGAGTTTGGAGATAAAGATGGCAAATTAACATTTAAAGATTTTATCCCAAAATATGTTGCACCTTCTAAATGGAAATCAGAAGAGTATTCAAAAAAAAGACAATTACCAGTATTTCATAAACCAGAAACATTAGCTGGAAATATGACAGAAGGAATATCAAGATTTATTACTGGCTTTGCTGGACCAGCTAAATTTTTAAAAGGTGCTGGTCTTGGAGGTACAGCAGTTAAATCTACACTTCGTGGATTGGGTGCAGGTGCTGTTGCTGATCTTACTGTTTTTGATCCAAATGAAGGAAGATTATCAGATATGTTGGTAGAGTTTGATTCGCCAGTTTTAAATAATGCTGTTACTCAATATTTAGCTACAGATGAAAATGATACTGAAATGGCAGGAAGATTAAAAAATGTATTAGAAGGAATGGCACTTGGTGGAATTGGTGAATCTATATTCTTAGGAATTAGAGGTTATAAAAAAATGAAACAAACAAAAGATTTAAAAAAAAGAGCTAAGATACAAGAAGAAACTTCTAAAGTAATACAAGATGTACAAAAAGGAAAAAAAACTAAAAAAGTAAGAAAAGCAAAATTAGATGACAATCCTGCAATCGATACTAAACAGGC